GTTATCAAATGGCATCGCAGTAAGGATGACGCACCCCACGATCTATGGGAGCATGAGGAGCTGACCCGCATTCTGGAGCTGGGGCCGAAACTAGGTCTCACCATCATTACCAAAAAAGATGGACAGCCATTAACCAAGAGCGGATTTTACAATAATTTTTGTGACCACCGTGAACGGCTTCTCAAGCAGGGTCTTGTAAAACCCGGGCTCACGATGCACGGGCTTCGCCATACCGCTGCGACTTACCTTGCCACACTTGGCCACGGAGAAGAGAGTGTCGCTGCTGTCACTGGACACACGAGCAACGCCATGGCTCGTCACTATTCAAAACAGCATGAGCGCCGTGAGCGAGCAAAAGCACTCCTCGACTTACACAAAATTATGTCGAATGAGGAGAACCAGTCGTGAACAAAAGGCCGGTATTTTGGAAACCCTTCTGTTCCAAACAGTGGAAACCCTAGTTAACCTATACTGTCCTTTCCACTCGTAAGTCATTGAAATCATTGGCGACCCCGGCAGGACTCGAACCTGCAACCCTCGGCTTCGAAGGCCGATACTTTCCCCTATAAAACAAAGACTTAGCCTGACAACTTGACTGCAAATACAGTCAAATTAGGGCATGTTTTGGCCTGTTTTGGAAACCTTTTTAAACAAGGGTGAGGTGTATGATGAGAATTAAATTCAACCCCTATCGACGGCAAGACGGATCGCAGCTAACGTCTGACATTATTCGAGATGCGATGGAGGGAGACAAATGAGCGAGGAAAGGACAGTCACCGAACTTCTGAAGATGGCGAACGCCGACGCACATGCCTTTGTGATCCACGGAAGCGATGCAATTCATTCTTTACAGATGGCGAACGAGTATTTCCGAGCCGAGGAAGGACGGCCGGAGACCGAGTGGGCTGACGTCACCGCTGGCCTGATTCGTTCAAGCGTTAGACAGGCGTATCGGTTGTCGGGGGAGGAAGACAAATGAATATCCGATTTCAAGTCATGGTCCCAGATGGTGACGCCTATGATCCCTTGGGAATATTCACCACTCTGGACGAGGCCATTTCAACTACGGAGACACAGAAAGACGGAACGTGGATTGACGTGCAACACGAGGATGAGGATGGGAACTGGACATACCTGGACCACCTTGAACTTGCCGATGCAAAAATTTACGGGTCTCACGTTGAGTATCTCAACCAGTTGGAGGGAGACAAATGACCAAGATGACTGAAGAAGAAGCGATCCGTGGTTACAAAATCAAACGCGCTCATCAAAACGTGGCCGAGGCCCTTGATAGAGAAAGTTATTACAAGGAAGGAACCTTGGATGACGAGACCCTCTCACACCTTCTTCTATTCCTGGCTGAGGAATATTTCAGGGTAACTGGACGAAAGATCGGAGTTTTTTAGTTCCTTGCAACCTCACCGTCGCAACAGTCGCGGATTACCCGGTGGCATTTTCCGCACTGCTCATGCCCTCCCACACGGATGGCCCTTGTCTCAGATCCACACCACGGACACTGCTCGAACAGCGCAACATACATGAGCGGTGGCTCATGCCTCTTCCGGACGAAGCTCATTTTGACACCTTCTTATATTTTTCAAATGACCGGAGACCTCCCAAACCCAAAATCCCAAGCAGGACTGGCATCATTTCACCAAGCTCTACGCGAGGAAGCTCAATGAGGTAGCCAGCCTGGGCGAGGATAAAAACCAGGATGGGCTGAAAAACATACGCGTAAGCCATTGCAAATCCGCAAGTCCAGCCGATGAACGGGCGCCATCCACTGGTCCATACTGACCTTGACCCGGCTTCAATCTTATTAACCTCGATCTGGGCCAGCTGTCCCTTGGTCTCTGCGTCAACCAGCATGTGCTCGAGTTCGCGAAGAGCCTTGGCCTTCGCATTTTTATCGGGGACCACACGATCAAGAATCGTTTCTGCCATAGGCAGGACAGTTGAAATCACAGTACCAAGCATCAGTAACTCCACACTGTAGGACGCATCATCCCGTCATCCACGGTTAAGGCGTCGAGGTGTATAAACCGACTGTGAAGCGCACCCTTCTGCTGGATGCCTATGCCCCTGAAGCCCAGTGGCAATGCAGCAGCAATCAGGCTGTGGGCATGACCCCCATGACAGAGAATATCGGCTGCTTTCCCCGTCGTATGAGGACCCTCTGTGCCCGTCGAGGAGACTCGCTGGTTGTGTTCCGGACTCCGGTATCCGGAGGAAATTCTAAGGGGCCTGTCGAGGGCTCTACGCAGCTCCTGGAGCATGTCCATGAAGACCTCCGATACGAACAGTTTGCCAGTACCCTGGCATGCCATTTCCCCTGGTGAGAAATTCTCCCAATGCCAGTTGTCTGCATAATCAAAATGGGATGCAGAGATGTAGCTCATTCGTCGTCCCCGACATCACCAGCCAGTGCCATGTATCCGGCTCCGTCGATGTAATCATCTACGTTGAACGTGCCGTTCTTGACTCTGGCGATTTTAAGCAGGGCCATACAAAGTGCTACTTGTCGTGGCGTCACCTTGATCCCCAACAATGGGGACCACAGTTCCGCTATCGTGCGAAAGTTTTCCTTCCTCTCGCCATGCTGATCGTTCCTCGTCCCCCCTATCAGGGAACCTGCCTGCATCAGAATCTTCTCTGCTCTCATCATCCCATTCCAGGTACATTATTGGCTTCTTCATTTCCCGGGATCTCTTAATCTCGTGATCGACCCCAATACTCTCGGACCATCCCCGCATCTTGACGACAATCAGACCCATGGCTGCTTCGAGGAATGGGCGGTCCTGAATTTCCCAGAAGAAACCGTCGTCCTTTAGTTTCGGGGCAGTCAGGCACATGGCATGCGAGTGGGCGATGGGGGAGAAGACAGTGAACCCCCGCTTGGTCAGCTCCAGTGCTGCCATCCCGACCTCACGGGCGGCTGCTTCCTTGCCATAGATATAGAGACTGTACGGGCTTGCCACGTACCAGAATTCAGCCATAGGTTTTCTCCAGCTCCCGCATTGAAATGAATCTGTGCGAATTAATCAGACCGTCAGACAGTGCGAGGTCATAGATCCCGTATGTCCAGCCGCTTTGTGAGTTCAACGCGTAATCCTCAACATGCCCATCGGGGAGCGCCGATCCGACATCGAGGACATCGACACGTTGATTCTGTCCGACCTTACTCACGCTCAAAGGTCCCCTGCCCTTGTGCGTATGACCCCAGACGCAGCTATGCTTTGCATTGTTTGCAATCTGCCGCTCCGGGTTCTGCCCCCCGAAGGGTTTGCCCATAATGTTGAACGGTATGTGCGTGAATCCGACCCCGGCGAGGTAATCCCATTCGCCATAATGTTTGAAACGGAACCCGGCTTGGCTAAACAGTTCGCATAGGCGCGAGTAAACGAGGCCTTCGACCTCGGGGTTCTGATTCTCCCACTGGCGGATTCTGTTCTCGTGGTTGCCGAAGGTGATGCCCAGCTCGGGCTCGTAGTTTTTCCCGAATCCGCTTTTGAATGCGAGCAGGCTTGCCTCCAGAGAACGCATGTCCTGCTCAAAGCTAGGCTTATCCCTGCCTGTAATCGTCGACCTGGATTCGTACTGGCTACCACTGTCGAAAGTTGCCCAGTCACCCACGCTTTTAATGAATGGAATCTTATTCTTAGAAGCGTATCTCGAAATCCACTTGAACCTCGCCTTGTCGGGGATTGCAGGCGAGTCGTGTGCATCACCGATGACCAGGCACCTGACTTCTGGCTCAATGCTTTCTGCCATTAATGAGGTCCCGTAGACTGTCTGCCCGAGCCCATATAGTTGATCGGTGTTCTTTGAACTCGTCCTTTAGTTCATCCAGTTCGTCACTCAGCTCGTTGCGGAGCCGCGTATTCATTTTCACCAAGCCCTCGAGGCGGACGAGCCAGACGACCCCACCAATAATTGCAACGCCAACCGGCCACAGGCGTGAGAGGATCAGTATCCCATCTGCGTCCATCTAGCTGCCCTCCTGCAATGTGTAGCCAGTCCACCCGTACCCGGAAAAAACGATGCACGTGATGCTGGTTTTCGCCTCTGTGATTGTCACAGTGAATGCGTTGTTTCCGCCGACACGGCTGTCGAGATACACCTCGACCATGAACTTCCCTGACGCAGAGACTCCCTGATGCTGGAGCACCTCACCATGGCGGTTGATTATCGCATTCTTGATGACTGCATGCTCAGCGCACCTGGATGGTGGCGTCTGTCCTGTTGCGATTGAGGACAGCGCACAAATCAGGACAAACCCTGCCAGAAATGCGACTGCAAAGAGGATACGGGTCATCTACTTCGGATGTGCGTTTTTTACTGCTGCGAGCATCGACGCCATCTCATCCGAGAATGCGCCTTGGCGATACAGGTCGTCTAGCTGATCTCCGATTGACGGATAGGCGCGTCTCCGCATCTCATCGTAAGGATGCGCTGGTCTGCTCGATTCGATGATTTCTATCTTCGCCTCAACAGCAGCATCGCCTGAGCCCTCATTGTCTGATTCTGCCGCATTCCAGACACTTTCCACCCACGCGTCGATCTGGGAGGGCTGCATCTCACGACCGAGAATTTCTCGTTGGGAATCGTTTAATGTATATGTCATGCCAAGAGCGCTCCTGAAAACCACGTCTGTTCCGCCGTCGACACAATATCGGCAACCTGTGCACCTTCGTTGAGACTCACGCTCACCGTCGCCGTGTCGCTGGCGTCCATATCCGCGATCGCAGACAGGTGCAGTGAAAGTGTGTTACCGCCAGCCTGTGCCTCCTGATTTGATGGATGCACCCATCTTTTGTAGCTGCGGTTCGAGGTGACGATTGTAATCGCGCCCGTAACCATCGCGGTCGTCACGCCCGTGAACGAAACCTCACACGCCAAGAGGTATTTTCCTGCCACAGGTGCAGTGAAAGTATTCGTGCCGTCATAGTTACTAGCCAGGTCGAAGACTTCCGTTCCAAAGCCGACAGTGACGGCTGTCCCGTTTCCGGTGCAGTTTGAATTACTGGTGCCAGTGGCAAGGAACAACGGCTGTGCACTGGCGGTGTACCTGCCTGTGATAGCGAGCGTGCTGCCATCGAATTGCAGATTGGCTTCTCCGTTGATGCCCCCAGAGCCATCGGCGGTTGTGACACGGTTGTTCGCGTCATTCGAAAGTGCTGCCCCGGCTGTAATCGATTCCCATGACAGCACCCCGGCGTCGGTTGACTGCAAATACTTGGAGCTTGCCGGGTAGGCAGGGGGAAGTTGATAGACAGAGGTCCCCGTGATCGAGTCCGGCGCCTTGAACCCAGCATAGTTGTTGCCGTTTGCAGCCAGTTCGAGGAACCGTAGCTCTGTGGTGTTACCGCTCGATGTGCCATGCGGTGACATGGTGACGCCACCAGCTGCCACGACCCGTGTGGTGTCCAGACCGTCCTCGTCGTACTCGATTGTAAAATCTTGATCGTTCCCGAGCTTGATGGCCTTGTCGTCGGCCACATATACGTCACCCCACTCAGCGGATGTTGAGCCGAGATCAGCCCCGCCAGCTGCATCAGGAATAATCGAGGTGCTGGCTGTGACAGTTGTGAAAGTTGGTGAGTCACCCGTTCCAAGGCCAATCGAGGTGCGAAGGGTTGCCCCGGATTCGGCAACAGGGTCGCCACTTCCATCCCCGACAATCATCTCGCCATCGCCAAGGACGGCCATCGCTGTGACAGCACCTGTGCCACTGCCCAGTAGAACACCACCATCAGTTAAACTCGAGGCGCCAGTTCCACCATCCGTGACCGGGACATCTGTTCCACCAGCCCTGTAGACGATGTTCCCCTCAACATTCAGATCCCCTGCACTGGCCCGTGTGACTGTCGTGTCACTGGCATGGCCGACGTTAACGCCCGTAAACTGTGGGCTGTCACCTGTCCCCAATCCAAGTGTCGTCTGTGCTGCTGCCTGTGTGGTGTCATCGAGGACCGTCGCCATGAAATCCGTGACAGTAACCTGGTCTGCCGTGCCAATCGCACTTTCCAGTGCATCAGCATCTGCATTCCATTTAATGAAATGGGAGGCGACTGGGGCAGGAAGCTCGACGGATACACTGTCAGCCGTGCCTTTTGAGAGACGCATCGAGCGAGCGATATCCCGCTGGTTCTGCTGCGTCAGCATGGTGTTTCTGTCGAGGGCCGTCTCGTGGGTTTCTGCGCTGAAACTGTCCGATTCCACATAATCGGTGCTCTGGGTGTAGGCGACTGATCTCTCGATGACGAGGGTTTCCCCGCTGGCAGGAGCCGAACCCATCGTCACGGTGCCACCGGACGCATCACCTGCCCCCGAAACGGTGTAGTGCGTTGTGATTGTCTTGAGTGTGGCGACACCAGCACTGCTGACCACGTACACCTTGAGGTCGCCGTCCGCAAAAATACGGAACGTATAGGCAAAGGCTGTTGTCGAGCCGTTACCGTTGTATTCCACGCGGGATGTTGTTGTCGAAACTACCATTTTACCACCCTATACCACAATATATAGTACCACGTCACTAGATAGACACTATATCTAGTGTTACTTATCGAATCGACTGCTCTCCCGTTCTGGCACTTGGAGATATCTCCATAAGGAGTCGCTTTCCCGTATCCTCGTCCTGAACAATGAAATGACCTGGGTTGCCGTCGAGGGTTCTCATCAGCATTTGATCAAATTTATTTAAGCTGTCCCGATCAAAGTCCGGCTTCTCCTGAGCAGTCAAAAGTTGAGCCATCCGGTCAGCTGTCTTCTGGTAAAAACCAGACTGCTCTGCCCCGCTGAACGTATTGCGCTCAGCCGCTTTCATATCAGGAGTGGCAAATTCTCTAATCTGATCCATCCAGTTATTAAACTGAATAACATTCCCAAGGTTCAGCTGGAGGAGGTTGTTGCCGGGAACAAGTCGCCATGCACTCCTGCGTGTTCTCCAGTCTGCATCGCCCGAAAGAACATCTCCCATGATATCACCGATACGCATAGCCTGACTTGCACTGGGCCCAAGAACTGAACCCATCTTCCAGCGCATAGAGGTGGACCACCACGGGCCTACCCCAAGGCTGGGACGTAATCCATACCGATTGTCGCTCCACGCCTCTATCGCGTTATTAGCGACGAAGAACCAGCTGGTCACACCAGACTGGTCTATCCCGTCAACAATGAATTCAAGTGGCTCGTCAGCTACGGGTACGCCATTTTGCTTATCCCGTATCATCGTTACGAGACCACCCAAAAACACCATCATCATCATGCCCATCATCGTCTGGGCATCACGCATCTGCATGCCGGGTATAAGAACCTTGTGGAAGGCAGAAGCGATAAAGGATTTGTACTGAGCTAGAATCCGGCCCCAGATTTTATAAGTAAATAGAGGCAAGTCCCCTGCTTCCGGCGTCACAATCGCCTGGTCCACATCCCTGGCGAGTGCTGCACGGAAGACGCGTTGTGCCCGAACATTATCTGCTTCTGCTCTCCCGCCAGATGCAGGCGTTTCGTCTGTCCGCGGGGGAAGACCCGGCGTCGGCTCTGCTGCAGGTTCATCAGTGCGAGTGGGCCTTGTCGGATCTTCGGCCCACCTTTCCGTGTTAGGGATTTTCAAGCCATTGACCGTTTCGCCGTGCTTGTTGAAGGCGTTATCAATAAGTCGGGAATCCTCGAGGCTTATATATGCTGCTCGAAGACGGGCACGGTTCTTGGCACTAATCGTCCCATTAAGGTCCTGCTTAACCAGTTCCAGGATACGATGGCTCGTTGAGACCCCGACTGCCTGCTTCATAAAGGCGTTCCAGGGCGAAAGCATGTTGGCAATAAAGAACCCATTGGTCATATAGCCAGCGACCCGCTCAATCTTTGTGTAGCGTTGCGGGAGATCACCAGTCATGGCCAAGGCCAGTGCACGGGTCTGAAGCATCATATCAAGAGCCGTGCCAGCTGTTTTGACTTCCTTGGCGGCAACCTTCCATGTATCGAAATCTTTGATTAAAGCCCGTACCCCGTGGAAGGTAGGCTCCAGGCCATTCATCATTACGCTCCGGCCAATATCGGGTACTGACGAAAGCGTAGCCCCGCCGAGCATCGTCCATGTATTGAAATCAAGGACGAGTCGGGCTGTTCTCGAGGGGATGCTGTAGGGATCAGTCGGAAGCTGATAAACACCCCTGAGAATATCCCGGTATGCTTCGAGATATTCGATGTGCTTTTCCGCAATCTTCTGGTGCTTCACACCCGCAGCAGCTCTTCCGTCCATATCCGCAGCTTCGCGGCGTATCGCCTCGAATGTCTTCTCCATTGAAATCGAACCGAATTTTCTGGAGATCTCGATATCCGCACTCGCAAGGCGAACATAGGACCGCATGATATGATCGATATCGCCCACCAGAAAATCAGCAATAATCTCATCCGGCACGTTTATAGAGCGTTCCTTGAAGATCCCTTTATGCGACTGAAGGGCTTCTGTGCTCATGTTTTCAATGCCGTCAATAGACGTATGTATCGCACTCAGTTTGCTGGATAGCTGCTTGGACGAATCTCGCAGTTCTTCGGGCAGGTTTTCTCTCTGCCATCGCATAATGATTTCTTTGAGTTCAGCCTCCTGCTTGAATACCATCGGCTGATCCCACATGCGGGGCACGAAATTGGGCCTGTAATCGCCCTGCTTCATAACTCCCGCAGTGACAGCTTCACTGAAGATGTAGTCGTTGGTATCACGCACCCGCTGAGCCATCTGCTCGATCTCAGGGATATCATGCTTAATCTTACCGTCAGTCTCAGCCCGTCTGAGCGTCGCCGTAACTTCCTCACGGAACCTTATGATGGATAGTGGGCCATCCGGGTCTGCCCGACTTGGGGCACCTGTCAGATTTTTAGGGTGATTTACACGCTGGGCAACATCCTGCGCGATAATAAATGCTTTTTCCCTGAGTGTAGGCTCACCCTTCCTTCCTGCTATCCGCATTCGGTATGCGGTATGGGCATGGTTTATATCGCTGAGAAACTCCGCAAGCGTGGCATCCCATGTTTTCATCGCACGGGCGACGGGTAGATCCGTTGCCACATTCTCGAAGTTCTTCTGAAGATACGACGGGGTTGTCACAAGGTTTTCCATGGCCCTTGCGGATGAGGATATTTCCCCGTTCAAAACTAGATCCCGCTTTGAAAGCGCATTGGAAATACGCTCAGCACCGTATGCTCGAAAGCCAGTAGGCGTAGCATCAGATCCCCTGCTCGGCATATCGGGATGAACTCGAGCACCTGGAGTTGCTGGGTTGTTGATGCCCGGTGCCCAACGTCTTTCTCCCGGCCTCTCAGGCCTCCAGCCAGGGTTAATGTGTCCCGTAAATCCCGTTGTCGTGCCTGTGCGGAACTCTTCCCGCAATGATTCATCCATTGCACGAAGCAGTTCCGGATGGTCCATTTCCATCCGGCCATAGAGCTTTTTACCGATAGCGAACATGGGAAGTAGAGATGCACCAGCGCCAGCTGAAAAACTGATATCAAGCATACTCTGCTCAAGTGTCCGGTCAGGCTGGAAATGATGCAGGGCTGCTTCTACGACACTGGCCTGTACTGCGCCGATCCGGGCACCAGTTTTTGCGCTCTGAAGCAGGCTCTTGCCCACAGATGTCATAACAC